GGGTTTGATATGTCATATCCCACCAACAGTATACGCTTGTCACAGAGACCCAATGCAGACAGTAGGGCCAGCGTCTGGTCGTCGGTGTTGACATCAAGTGTGAGATTGAACTGCGGTGATATGGGTGGGAAACTGTGCACCTGGTCATAGAACACGTATTTCTTGTACAGTTCCGGGGTGGTCACACAATCCACGGGCGAAGGCCGCTGTTGCAGGAACCATAAAAGATCCTTTTCGTGCCTGGTCCAAACATAATCTATGTGTTGCACGTCGTGTTTATGGCTTGACACACTGATTATAGGTCCGTACTGCTTGAGTTCGCTGAATGGCAATCGTATGGTGTTGTGTCCCAACACAGTAATATACTCATATTTCCTCATCTAGGCCAGTATTTAACGGCACAAATAACCAGTCTACAAATAAATACCTACAGTTTTGCAAGACAATCAATTATCGATAAGGGGATAAAACAATGGCAATAGGACGAATAACAGGACAGATGTTATCTGCCAACCTGGCTAGATCAGGCACAGATTTAACATTTGAAACAAATTTATTAGCCTTGGATGTGACCAACAGCAGAGTTGGTGTGGGAACGGCCTCACCGGCTACCACTTTACACATCTCAAGCACTGACGCACTAAGACTACCGTCAGGAAACTCAGCACAGAGACCAGGTTCACCGGCCAACGGTGACATCAGATACAACTCAGACACAGGTGCGGTAGAAGGATACGCGGGTGGCTGGTTGAAGATGACTGGTGGTACTGCACTGGCTGACGCAGACGCGGACACACAGATCGAAGTGGAGAGAACCTCAGACGAGGACGCGATCCACATCCAGACAGCAGGCGTGGACAGGGCCCACTTCAGATCAGATGGTACGATAGAATTGAACAACCTAAAGATCGACGACATGACGATCAGTTCCCTAACAACTAACGGAAACATCGCTATCACTCCAAACGGAACAGGTACTACTACGGTCACGAACCTAGTGGTTGCTGGATCATTTGACCTAGGTGATCTAAACGCACTTAACGTTGGAGACATCAACGTTGACTCATTGAGTTCAGATGATGGCAACGGATTCGATCTATTATTAGACGACAACAAGGCCAACGCAATGGAGATCAAAGAGGGATCTAACGTGTACATGAACTTTGCTACAACCGACTCATCAGAGTTGATCACTGTGAGCAAGGACATGACCATCGCAAGTGGTGTGACTTTCACAACAGACACGGCAGACATCAACGGTGGTGCCATTGACGGTACTACGATCGGTGGTTCAACTGCGGCGGCAGGTACGTTCACAACTGCAACGGCAACAAACGTACAGGCTACAAACTACAAAGCCAATGACGGAACAGCGGCCATGACGATCGCTGACTCATCTGGAGACGTAAACGTTTCAACCAACTTCTCAGTCGACGGTAACTTGACTGTAAATGGAACCACGACAACGATTGACAGTGCTACATTGACAGTTGAAGATCCGCTTATCCAATTGGCTAAGAACAACTCAGGTGGAGATGCAAACACATTTGACCAAGGTCTATTCTTTAACAGGGGATCACTGGACAACGTTTCATTCATTTGGGACGAATCAGCGGACCAATTCGCTGTTGCTGTAACGGCATCAGAGGATGGAACAACAGCGGGTAACATCACAATTGACAGTTACGCGGCCTTCAAAGCAGGTGTAATCACTGCAACAGATGTTGAGACTGCAACAGTTTCAGCGGCAGACGGTACACTGGCCATGACAATGGCCAACTCAACTGGTGTCGTGACATTTAACGCGGCTCCTAGTTTTGGTGACAATAACATCACTAACGTGGGCGACATAGCACTAGACACAATCAGTGCTGATGGCACTACGATAGGTGTGTCAATGACTGACAACACAGCGGCGGCCTTTGACATCAAGGAAGGCTCAAACTCATACTTGAAGTTTGACACAACTAACAGTTCTGAGTTAATCACAGCAGGTGAAAACTTCACAGTTGCAAGTGGTAAGACATTAACAACAGACACTGCTGATATCAACGGTGGTGCAATAGACGGCACAACGATTGGTGCCAACAGTGCCGCGGCGGCGACTTTCACAACTGCCACTGCAACATCTGTTAATGCCACAAACTACAGAGCTAACGACGGAACAGCGGCTATCGTACTCACAGACTCAACAGGTGCTGTAGCGATATCAACAGCAGTGTCAATGACTGGTGCTGTTGACGTAAACGGTGGTAACTTCACATTCAATGAAGATTCTGCTTCGGTAGATGCTAGATTTGAATCCAACGGTGACACACACGCTTTATTCATCGATGGTTCAGAGGACCATGTTGGTGTAAGAACAAGTTCACCAGCGTATGACTTAGACGTGGGTGGTTCAACAGATGCGTTGAGACTACCAAACGGTACGACGGGTGAGAGACCAACCGGTGCAACTGGTTTGATCAGATTCAACACAACGACTGGAAAATACGAAGGTTGTCAGGATGGATCCACTTACGTTGACTTTGCGACGGCGGGCGACGCTCCAACTTTCACAAAAGAATCAACAACAGGTGACGGATCTACTACAACGTTCACTGGTTTCTTCAGCACTGCTCCAGAATCAGCGAACAACGTTTTCGTTTACATCGACAACGTGTACCAAGAACCAACTGAAAACTACAGTGTTTCAGGCACAAACATAACATTTACTTCTGCCCCTCACTCGGGTGCGAGGATATTTGCTATCACTGGTGCTGACAACAGTGCGTTGGTGACAGGTGGTGTTGCTAGATCAGAGACATCAGCGGTATCTGTGTCAGGTTCAAGTGCGGTGACGATCATGAGCTTTAATGCGGCCACTTACAGAGCGGCGGAATTGTTCATTGCCACACAGGACTCAGGTAACACGCAGTACGCGGCCATGAAGGCCACTGTGGTGCATGATGGTTCAACTGCTTACGGTACAACTTACGCAGTTGTTAACTCAGCAGGTGGAGACATCGTTGACATATCGTTTGAACACGATGGATCAAACACAGTGAATGTGAAAGCGACTCCATTGAACTCGGGCACACAGAGTGTCAAAGTTCAGTACTCGTTAGCACAGTAGACGAATAAGCAAAACTAGACCCTAAAGATAATTCTAAACGCCCCGATGGTAAATACTATTGTTGGGGCGTTTTTTTACGGTCTAACACTAAATCAATAATAATCATGCGGGAGATATGGAACCATGACAACAAGAAACTTTAGAGTAAACAACGGTCTTTCAGTTGGTGACATCACTATAGATGCAACAGCAAACACGATCGTGGGACTGGCGACAGCGGCACCAAGTGCTGACGGTGACGTCTCAAACAAGAAATACGTAGACGATCAAGATGCCTTAATAGCATCGGACACGCTCACGTTCACAAACAAAACAATAGACGCGAATGGCACAGGAAACAGTATTACAAATTTAGAAGTGGCAGATTTTGCTGGTTCGGCCATCATTAACGTATCAGAGACACTGGCATCAAATGATTCAGACACCGCTTTGGTGACTGCTGGTGCCATCATTGACTACGTTGACGCACAGGACGCCAACATAGCATCAGACACGTTGACATTCACAAACAAGACATTTGACGCAAACGGCACAGGCAACTCGATCTCAAACATAGAGACTGCGGACTTCGCCAGTGCGGCATTCAAGGACGAGGACGACCTGTCATCAAACAGTGCCACAGCAGTTGCTTCACAACAGTCGATCAAGGCCTACATTGACAACGGACTATCAAGTCTGTCATCAACTACACTGACAGCGGGCAACACCACAGCGGTGGTTTCTGACTCAGGTTCAGACGGTGCGTTCACAGTAACTTGTGACGGTAACAGTGAACTAGTCGTGAACGACACAAGTGCCACATTCTCAGGTAACGTGATCGTGTCAGGAAACTTCACAGTCAACGGTACAACTACAACAGTTGCCACAACCAACACAACAAACACTGACAACATCTACGAACTTGCTACAGGTACCACAGGCACACCAAGCAACGACGCAGGTATAGTGATCGAGAGGGGTGATTCAAACAACGCCTTCATCGGTTTTGATGAGTCGGAAGACAAGTTCAAAGTTGGTACAGGTACTTTCACAGGTGCGTCAACAGGTAACCTGACAATCACGACAGGTACTTTGATAGCGAACCTAGAAGGTGACGTGACCGGTGCAGTAACAGGTAATGCTGACACGGCAACGGAAGCAACAAACGTGACTGTGACGGCCAACAACAGTGCCAACGAGACTGTTTACTTGACATTCGTTGACGGAGCAACTGGAACACAGGGTATCGAAACAGACACTGGTCTAAGTTACAACCCATCAACCAACGTTCTATCAACCACTGCATCAGCGGCACAGTACGCGGACGTGGCGGAGCGTTTCGAAGCAGACGCTCCTATGGAAATTGGTTCAGTTGTAGAAGTAGGTGGTACAGCAGAGATCACGGAAGCAACTTCAGATCTATCTGAGGATGTTTTTGGAGTTATCTCTGACAAACCAGCATACATGATGAACGCAGGTGCAGGTGACAACACCACGCACCCGTTCGTTGCTATGACAGGTAGAACACCAGTTAGAGTGATCGGTGAGGTTACAAAAGGTCAAAGACTTGTTACTTCATCAACAAAAGGTTGTGCTAGAGCAGTGGCGCAGGGCGAGTCAATCTCTCCTTTCAACGTCATTGGTAGAGCACTGGAATCTAACACAGAAGCAGGTATCAAATTGGTAAACTGTGCTGTGAGGACCAACAACTAATAAATATCTCTACTTTTTAGTAGAATCAAAGGGCGGCTCTAGGGTCGCCCTTTTTTTTTAGGCGTATAAATACCTATACTGCTGTCGGCCGGCAACGATAAGGAGGCCGTGTGTGTCATTTGACGCACTAACATTATTATAGAAGGAGTACTGAAGTATGGCCATAGGTCGTATATCAGGATCGGTATTAAAGTCCAATCTGACCAGGAATGGTGTCGATCTTGCATTTGAAACAAACCTACTGTATCTCGACGTGACGAACAGTCGTGTGGGTATTGGTACTTCTGAACCATCAACAGCATTACAGGTAAACGGAACAGCAACCACAACAGGATTAAACACCACCAATCTATCGATAGGTGGCACAGCGGTCACATCCACGGCCACGGAACTTAATGTACTGGACGGCACCACCCTTGGTGCGGCCAACGAACTGTGCGTGGTGGATGCCACGGGCAATTTCATAACGACATCATCCACGCTCAGCATCGACCAGGGCAACAACTACATCGGTATCAACCAATCCTCACCTGAAGTAACACTACACATGACGGGCGAAGGTGCCCAGACCTCACAGATCAGGATGGAGCAGTACAATGACAGTGCTGACGCTCCAGATGTAAGAACAAGAAGATATAGAGGCACAATTGCCTCACCGAGTGCCGTACAATCAGGCGATTATCTATTTCGAAGTAACCACGAATACTGGAATGGTTCAGCACTGATTGTCGGTGGTACTTTTGCTTTTGACAACACCAACAATGCCAACAGGACACAGTTTGCTGTTTCGGTCACCACAGATGGCACATCAGCAGATGCCAACACACCAAGTAAGACACAATTCAAGATTGACGGCAACGACAGTGGTGCTATCACGTTCAACAACGCATACAAGTTCCCAACCACGGATGGTAGTGCAGATCAATTCCTAAAAACAGACGGTAGTGGCACATTGAGTTTCGCCACAGTCTCGACAAACTCTATATCACAACTAAATTCAAACGTGACCGTAACAGATTCAGGAACAGGTGCGATCACCATAGACGCGGATGGTAGCACGATCATAACAATGAATGCCACCACAGTGTTGGATGCATCAGCAGTCACCAACGCCATAAGATTACCCAACGGAACCACCGCACAGAGACCAAGCGGAGCAGTTGGTGAGATAAGATACAACAGTTCAACAGACACCATAGAGGGCTACACATCGGCGGGAGGCTGGGCACAATTGGGTGCGACTAGTACTACGTCGGAAAACACGGATGACACTACCACAGACAGTGAGACGGCGATCAGTACTACAGAGAAAGTGATCAACCAATTTGTCACTGGGACCTATGACAGTGCATGGTATCTGGCCATAACAAGGGACGAGATCAACGACGAAGTATCGACGGCCAAGTACAGTTTGGTACACAATGACACAGATGCGTTCGTGTCAGAATCACACATCACACAGTCAAACGTTAGCAACACGTACATAACAGCGACTGCGGACGTGGCGGGCGGTAACGCTAGATTGAAGGCAACTGGTGGTAGTGTGGTCAATTCCGTGAGCTTCTACAGGATAGGATTAGGTGACAACACCACGGCAGGCACTACGGGAAATGTAACAACCACGATAAACACAGATGTTGACAGTGCCGCAGAGAAGATAGATGGTTGGGCACTGGCCAGTTACAGGGGTGCCAAATACTACATCTCGGTCAATAACACAACCACGGGAGAAGTGTCAAACACGGAAGCACTGGTTGTGCATGATGGTTCTTCAGCATACATCACACAGTATGGAAACGTCAACACCGGTAACAATGATCTGATCACATTGACCGCGGAAGTGGACAGCACGGAAGTTGTGTTGAAAGCATCTGCTCAGGCACCCAACTGCCGTGTCACTGTATACAGGATTCTATTGGCCGATGATGAGTCGGCGTCAACGGGTGATAATGTCAATGTTGTAGAAGCGACTACCGTGAGTTCCGCCGCAACAACAGTAGATTCATTCAACACATCAACGTACACAGGTGCGTTCTATGTGTTCACTGGTTACAACTCCACAGAGGGTGCGGCCAGCATATCAGAGGTCATGGTGGTTGCCAATGACGAAGCCTATGTGACACAAGGTCCAATGGTCAGCACAAAAGGCACAGATCAATTGGAAGTCACTGCCAGCCTGTCAGGAAGCACGGTCACAGTACAAGCGGCGTCAACATCAGGATCAAGCACAACTGTCAACGGATACAGGGTACACATGCTGAGGGGAAGTGCAGGTGCATCAACGGCAGACACGGTGTTGGTGTCAACAGAACAGACTATTTCGGGTGCCAAAACATTTAGCAGTCCGATCGCACTGACAGTGGGAAGTGATCCATCTGGTGTGGCCAACAACGCACACATATACGCCAAAGACGAGGCATCTAGTGCAGAAGTGTTCGTTAGGGACGAAGCGGGTAACGTTACCAAAATATCTCCTCACAACGAAGCGGGTGAGTGGGAATACTTCTCAAGGAACGTCAAAACCGGCAAAACTGTAAGGGTGAACATGGAAGAAATGATCAGAGATATAGAAAAACTTACAGGTAAGACATATATCAAAGATTCCTAAACAATCAAATCCAATATAGTCTGTAATTTTCCCTTAATACTTTTATTATTCAAAGTATTCTTGAGACCCATGTGTAAATTCTTGGGCCAACATTCAAACGCACACCAGCAGTATCCCGAATGTTCATCATTTAACTTTGGAATAAATTCTGCATCTATGGCTATGAGATATGTGTGGAAGAAAAACTTCTGATCGTTTGACGTGAACATTTCTAATGGTATCGTTTTCTTTATTTTGGGCATACTGCCTGTCTCTTCCTCGATCTCACGTTTCAGTCCCTCGAAAGCACTCTCTGTGAATTTGCTTTTACCGCCAACCAATCCCCACATGCCTTGTGTTTTCCGATCAGTTCTCTGTAGGAACAGGAAACGTTTGGTGCTGGTGGCGTAGAACAGGGCACCCGAACAGACTATGTTTTCTTTCATGTTTTATTATAACAACTATGGGGTTGTGGCGTCAAGGCTTGAGTTGTATCCTGGATCCGCTCCACCATCAAGCACTATGCTCCAATTACCTTGTGTGTACACGCCTTCATAGGATTTGACCCATTCCGTGCCATTGAACCTGTACTGAATACCTGTGTTGAGATTGGTCACGTAGTGTTGTGTTGAATCTGGATTGCTGGCGTCAAATGCCACATTCCATTTTGATGTTGAACTGTTGTATTCTATGATGTCTCCAACGCTGGCCACTAATGTGCCCCATGTCTGACTCTGGAAACTGGCTGTCGAGTCTCCAACATCATTGATCACCAGATATCTGTCACCATTCACAGGTGTGCCTGGATCAAATGTTGCTGGATTTATTATTTTTTTTACCGCTGTAAGAGAATTGCTTGGTATTGTGTCCCCGTCTATTGTGTACAATAGAATCGTATCATCCAGCGTTGATGTTGCTATGGTACCAACTATCTCATTTCCGTTTGGTTGTGTCAGTCTTATCTGTGATGTGCCGTTTGTCACTTTACCATATTGATCTAACAGTACCTTCCAGTTCACTGCTGGTCCAAATGTTTCGAAAGGATCGTAGTTGCTTGGTTCGTTCGCACCTGTGTGGAATCCATCTCCTCCTGATTTGACATTTGTGCCCGTTGAACCTAGTAATCTTAGTTGGTTACCTGTAACCAATAATCCAAAGTTGTTTGGTGTGATGTAACTCCTAGATGTAAGTTCCCCGTCTATCAATCCTTTGGCTATGCCGCCATCGTCATCGTATATGCTCATTATGATTTTTTGTACCACACCTAATTTCTTAACTTTCACCGGTGGTGATAACCATATTGGCATTGAGAAGGTCAGTGTTGCGACATCTATCTCTGAATCTGCCCCAACAGGTATGGTCCTCGAACTGAACGTTGTTCCTGTCAATTCAACGTAACTCAAACTGGTCCAGTCGATGTAGTTGTCCGTTTTCTGTATCTCAAAGTCTGGGTTGAACAGATACAATATCTGTTCCATGATCTGCAATTTCTGATCTGTGTTTGTTGTCCAGATGTCCGCCGACACTTCCAACCTGAACGGAGATGGCATCACTTTCTCAACTGTGTAACCTGCACCCATCTCATTGGTGTAGTTGCCGTCCGAGTCTATGCCTCTTTCTCTCAAATGCTGTTTCTCTATGTGATAAGGATTCTGCATCCTGTCCCTGTCGTAGTTTAATTCCCTTACATACGCCGCTATCCTAGGTGCGTACTGTAGTGCGTTCTCTGAGTTGTTCCTTATTATGTTTGCAACCTGTCTTGTTGGGTCACCATACACCACCGGCACTGCCCTTAATTGTACGGAACCGTCACTGCCTTTGCCTGTCTCCACAGAGAAGTTACTCAAGATCCTAATGAATTGAGTGAGAAATTTCCTGACCTGTCCTTCGTAAAAATGCAACATGTTTAATTGTCAGCCTTTGGTTTCAGTGCATCTGTCAATGACTGTCTCTGTTTGACCGTTAATCCGTTTATTGTTGATTCCGTTGTGTTGTTGACGAAACTTGTTTTGTAGTTTGATCTAGAATCATTGTTCGTTGTAGTTATTCTCACACTGTCTTCAATTTTGACCCATCTGACTCCGTCATACCTGAACAATCTGTTGGGCAAGAAATCTGTTCTCAAGAAATAATCGCCTTGGTCAACACCAGACGTTGGGAATGTGATACCAAATCCTGCTGGATTTCCGTTGGGTGCCACACCATCTCCATCTAGGTAGAATCCGTAGTGTGAACTTGCTGGTGTGTCTATTGTGGCATTCACTGTGTTATCACTGCTGGCTCTCTGTGCTTCAGTGTTAACATTTTCTGTCCTGATGTTGCCCCTTTCATCGATTGGTGCAACATAGTATTGCTTGTAGTTGAATCCCGCCTTTGGTGCATCCTGCTCTGCCTGTGCAACGATCTGATCGTTGATGGTTTTCTCTCTGTTGTATGTGCTCATGTAACTGGCGACCGATCCTGTTGTGGTTGCATCGCCTATGATATCTTTGAATTCTTGTGAATCTACTAGAGTTTTCATCTTCAATCTCAGCAGATGTGGCCACCATGTTTGACTGAATCCTTCCGCGGCCCTGTTCACATCTTCTACCACGTAGTATCTCTTTAGTGCGATTGGCACACTTTCATCCAGAGAATAATCTTCCTTC